GAGCAGTCCCATTGTGGTTGACTCGCAAGGTTGGATCATTGATGGCAATCATCGTGCCGCGGCTGCTGTAGAAGCAGGACTAGACAAAATACCAGCCTATGTTCCTGTCAAGTCAACGGTGGCGGAAGGTCGTGGTGTGAAACAAGAAATTGAAGAATTTTTAGACTCATTGTCACCTGATGATGTGGGCGTTGAGGAGTTTCCTGGATATCGTGTTCACTACGAAGGATTCACAGATGACTGTAAGTCAAGTTCAGACTATCAACGCAATCCAAGTAAGGTATATCAACAAGTATATCAAGACTTTGTACAGCGTGAAGGTGGGAAAAAGCCAGCAAAGTCCGGTATGGTTGGTGATGAAGAATATCCCATATTGTATAGTGTGTTTAAAGTACCACAAAGTAAAACTATAGATACAGCAGAAAAAGCATACAGTATTGCCTATCGAAAAAAACAACCTTGGCCTCGTGGTAGCCGTGAAGAAAAATTGATTAGATCCAACTGGCAATTAAGCGGTCTATACGACCAATATATTCTTAAGCAAGACATGGCGGAAAACATGAGTCACAGCCAGGACGGTCGTGCTGTGGAGGAATTAAAATCAGCATTGCTGGCCAAACGTGATCAGTTGCAATCAGCCACAGATGATCAAGTGTATGATATCATTGACAAGATAATGACACGCATTGCTCGTAGCCACAGCATCAGTGGACAGAAATTGCATGACATGTGGGTAGACCGGTACAAGCAAATTCCCGACACCTGGATCATGAATGAAGATGTACCACAGCCAGGCCCAAGTTCAGGTGCTCCTAAACAATTCGGTCCTGATGCAAAGATACAAACTCGCCCAATGACTGCAAAACAAATCATATCATCCATACCGGATGTACCTTACTATAACAATGTTGTTGATGATTGGGACGCTAAAGACTACAGTTGGGGTGTCACTAAAAAGGTCATAGAATACGCTACCTATCTAAAACAACATCCAGAAACATTGTCTAGGTTGCCGCCAGTTATAGTGCTGAACGGTAAATTTGAAGATGGGGCACATAGAGTATCTGCACTATGGTTATTACAACAAAGAATGGATCCTAAAAATCCATTATGGGCCAATGCCAAACTAAATGTTCAGTTTGTCGAACAAGGTGTGGTGGAAAACTTTGCTGACAAAAAAGTCAAGGGCAAAAGCCGCCCTGGGCGTGTGAAACGTGCAGGTGCCAGTTGTGCAGGATCAGTCACAGACCTACGTGCCAAGGCCCGGAAGTATGGCGGTGAGCGAGGCCGGATGTATCATTGGTGTGCCAACATGAAGGGTGGCAAGAAAAAATGAAAGCCGCTGAAATTCGTCCTAGCAAACTGGTCATCTTTGATATAGATGACACACTGGTTCATACACAGACCAAAGTTCATGTGATCAAGGATGGTCAAGTCGTCAAGAGTCTGAATAGTCACGATTTTACACATTATAAACTACAGCCCGGTGAAAGTTTTGATTTTGGAGACTTTCGTGATGCACAAGAATTCTTTGCAAATGCCAAACCAATTATTCCCATGATGCATCAATTAAAAAGAGATATTGCAACTGGTAATCGAGTTGTCATGGTCACTGCTCGTGCAGACTTTGATGATAGAGAATTGTTCTTAGACACATTCCGCAAGTATGGTGTCGACATGAGTCGAGTACATGTTTATCGTGCAGGCAATATGACTCAAAAAGTTCAAACAGAAGAAAAGAAAAAGATTATTATTCGTCGACTATTAGACCAGGGCGATTACACCAAGGCCATTATGTATGACGATGCTGTGCCCAACTTAGAATCGTTTGTAGAACTTAAAAAAGAATACCCTAAGACTCGATTTTATGCATGGCATGTGAGTCCTGAAGGTGAAGTCAGTGAATACACTAGGACAAATGAGGATATATCTCGCAGAGGGTTCCTTGGTGGACTAGCAGGTGCTGCCGCAGGTGTTGCTGCCGCTGATGCTGAGGCTGCGAAAAAGAAACCCGCGGACAAAAACGCACAAGCCATGAACACAAAGATTGATCCCAAGTATCAATTGGCACAGGGTGATGATTTACCTGTGTTAAGCAACAACCCTAGAGTAGAAATTGCAGTACAAAAGGCTGCCAAGGCTCACGGTATCACAAACCCAGCAGAACTTGCACAGTTTATGGCACAGACCAATCACGAGTCATGGGACTTTACCAAACTGTATCAAGTGGGTGACAAACGAGTGTACGGTGGTAAAGGTCTTATACAACTGACCGGTAAACAAAATTACGCGGCAGCCAGTAAATTTGCAGGTGTTGATTTGGTTCGAAATCCCAATGAGGCAGCCAAGTTGGGCACAGCACTGAAAATAGCAATCTGGTTCTGGAAGAACGAAGTCAGACGTTATGCCAAGTCACCACAGCAGTTCATGGACACTAGATTGATCACAAGAATTGTAAATGGTCCGGACATGAATGGTCTCAAAGATCGCGAAGAGAAATTCAAAAGATACTTGAGTATACTATGAAAGTCACGGACATTATTACTGAAGCCAAGATCAGTATAAAAGATCAAATCATGCGTGATGTACGTAAACATGGCCCCGGTGAATACTTTGTGCGTTTTACGCGATTGGACCAACTGGCATTTAGCGGAAAACAAAAGTTTGGTCGTAGTCCTGACCTAGATGACCCTAAATTTAGTGTGGACTACATAGGCGCTGGCAAGGGTCGCCCTGCACTTTGGTTCTATCCCCTAAAAGAATATCTTGATGCGGATGAATTATTTGCAAGTCAGCATCCATATGTTTGGTTAGTAAAATTGAAACCTAATGCGTGGTTGCAAAAAGTTGATACTAATACGAAAGGTATCATTGATGCACCACAAGGTAAAGAGCGTGTGGGTATGTTGCGCATGAGCAGGCCGCCTGCTGCCATATTCTTTCGACCTGGATTTGATGTTGTGGGCAAGTACTACGACTATGCCAGTCAACATCAGCGTCACGGCGAAGTCAAGGGCCCCGAAACACGTGAGCGCACCTGGTTTGATCGCATTAGAGGCTAAGTAAACATATGAGAGCCGATGAATTCATGAACGAAAACCTACGCAAGTGGTTCAAAGAAAAATGGGTGCGATTTGGTCCTGACGGCAAGATCCGTGGCGATTGCGCCAGAGGATCAGACTCAGAAGGCAAACCCAAGTGCTTGCCTGCCGCCAAGGCACACGCCCTAGGTAAAAAAGGTCGTGCGTCAGCCGCCAGTCGCAAACGTCGTCAAGATCCCAATCCTGAACGCAGAGGACCAGCCAAGAATGTACCCACTAGAAAGCCCAAGTCATGATCCTGCGTGATTTCTTTACCGAAGCAGCCAATCCTGCACAGCAGGCCGCAATTGCCATTGCCATGAAAAAGGCTCACAAGAAGCCCCGGACAGAAGATCAAGTTGATGAAGCCTGCTGGAAAGGCTATCACAAAGACGGTATGAAAACCATGTTTGGCAAGAGATACCCCAACTGTGTAAAGAACAAAAAAGTCAGTGAGCACAGTATGGATGCATTCATGGCCGAAACACTGAGTCAAAAGAATTCAGATGAAATTCGTAGAATTCAACAAATGCTTAATAAAAAATTCCAGGCCAATCTAGATGTAGATGGTGTATTAGGTCCACTTACTAGGCGATCTATTAGAAAGTTCTTGCCCGATGCTAATACTGCACCAGCACCCAACCCCGAACGTACAACTGCGGTGCAGGGTCTCAAGACGAAGCCAGTGGCAGAACAGCAGTGTCCCAAATGTGGCGGACCTATGTTCAGCGAGTTGATGATCAATGAAAAGCAAGATGCTTGTTATTACAAAGTAAAATCAAGATACAAAGTATGGCCGTCAGCCTATGCGTCCGGAGCACTAGTCCAGTGTCGTAAAAAGGGTGCTGCCAATTGGGGCAACAAGAGTAAGAAATGAGCCGAGAACATGTGTTGGTCAAAGCCGATGTCTACTGTGACTGGCAAAATCAGCCTCCTGTTTATAGATTGTTTGTGGGCGATGAATTGTTTGTGGAACGCACTTACATTTGGCAAGAGCAGTATTTGGAAGAATTGATTCCTGTGTATGCTGAGCCAGGCAAGTACGACATACGCTATGAACTGGTCGAACCCAGTCAAGCCCAATTAAAAGTCAAAAACCTGCGTGTGGATTCTGGCCCGGCGGGCACTAGAATAAAGAATACCATGTTAAGGATATATCCCCATGAGAGCACGTGAAATCTTAGAAAATGCGTCTGCTGGCGCCAGCAGTTCAGGTAGTGTAGCCACTGTGGCACAGCCCTTGGGCCGGGTCTCAAGATCAGGCGGAAGTATGTTAAGTGGTAAATATACTACAGACCCTACGCCTAACACGCCCCGGGAATACAAAAGGAATCGAAATGCTCGCGGACAGTTTAAAAACTCTATTAGCAACTAACTTTGCTTACTACTTGAAAGCCCACGGCTTCCACTGGAACGTAGAAGGACCAGACTTCAGCGAACTGCATGGTTTCTTTCAAGAGATATACGAAGATGCTTACTCAGCCATCGACCCCACAGCAGAATACATCCGCTACCTAGGTGAATACTCGCCTGCAAGTTTTGAACGTTTTGGCGAACTCACTGAGATCTCAGGACAGACCAAGATTCCCCGTGCTCGACTCATGTTGGAAGAACTCAAGGCCAACAATGATCAGATGATAGACGTATTGAATCGTTGCTTTGCAGAAGCCAACGACGCCAACGAACAAGGCATTGCCAACTTCGTTGCAGAGCGTCTCAGTGCTCATGGCAAATATCGTTGGCAATTGACCAGTTATTTGAAAGTTGAGCGAGCATGAGTGACGATATCTACAGCATCCTCCACCGCCTGGACTTGATTGAGGGCCGGATTACTCCCGCCACAGTCAAGAAAGGCTTGAACCCACAACAAAAGTCAGTGCCACAGATGCCAGCCCTGTTCAAGATGCCCAAACAAGGTGCTGTGCTGGGCGGCGATCCCAACAAAAAAGCCTCACCGGCTGGCTATATGTTTGGCGACGATGTGGAAGTGGGGCAAATGCCCTTGGCAGAGACCATGGCCGAGATTGAAGAGGACATGATCAGCAAGGTCAAGAAAGATCTCACACACTACTTGGATCAGTTGGCAGACAAAGTCAAGATAGATCAAGACCTCAAAGACAAGGCAGTCAAAGATATCGAAGATACAGATCCCACAGATCCTGACAACCAAGAAGAAGATGTGGAAGTGGATGAAATGCATGGCACACAAGGCCAGATCTCTACCATACCCGAGCCCGAGTCATCACCTGTAAAAACCATTCCCTTGGAAGATGGCACAGTGCTGGAGATACACGGTGACCAACGCAGTGGGTTTACCATTCATGCAGGCGGCCGTAGCATGCCTTCACGGTTTCGAGAATTAGATGAAGCCGAAATGGCAGTGAATCTATACCGTGCTAGACGTCCTGCGGCAAAGCCAGACTCTAATCCGGACTACGTGGAAGAAGCATAATGATACTGAACGAATTTTTTAATTTACCTCAAGTGTTCGAAAAGGACATGACCGAAGATCAAAGTCAATATACAGATATGACTGTGGCACAACAAGTATTCAAAGACAATCCTGACATTGACCACGAAGATGACATATTGAATGCGGCATTTCCTTATGTGGTCAAACTGGTTGGCAGTCGCAAACGTGCCAACTACATGTTCAACTACGATGAAGACTTCCCCGGTGATTTGATCAGTGCTTATAGATATCTACAAAGAGACCAACATGATGTGGGCCTGGAGGAAGGTGTGGCGGAAGGTATCTTTGGTTCTCGACCAAGTCCGGTGCTTCCCATAGTTGACAAAATTGCCAAGGTGGCCGGAGGACTCACTCCACAAAACGTCGAAGTTGGTAAACAAATTATTCAAGCCAATGCTAGAGACATCACACGTATGTTGAGCCCACAAAGCAAAGCCGGTGTTGATGTGATTGAAGCCAAGGGCGACTATGTGCCACCTAAAGAAGCCGACTATGGTCCAGAATATCAGGCCATGGTCAAACGTGTGGGTCAAAAAGCCCGAGCACAAGAAAAAGCAAAACAACAACCCAAACAACCTGTGCGTGAAAGCCGCAGAGCATTGTTGAAACAAATCATCCAATCATAAGAACTAGGCCTTAGGACCCGGTAGGTGCTCCCCGACCTACGCAAATGGATTCGCTACCCGCTTGCGTTGAACCGGGGATTTTTGTTTACCAAACCCATTGATTTCGCAACCACATTAGTATACAATACACAATCAAGGAGAACATATGAGCGATTACACCAGAACATTCAATGGGGAGGCAAAGGCCAAACTCACACAATTATTCAATGAAGGTACCCAAGTACTTCACGAAATTGAAACACTCAGCGAAGGACTAAATGACACTATCAAGGCTATTGCTGAAGAATTGGAAATCAAACCTGCCACGCTGAAGAAAGCCATCAAGATTGCTCACAAGGCCAAATTGGGCGAAACCAATCGAGATCACGACGAATTAAATCAGATATTAGAGACAGTGGGCAAGACACTTTGAGGCAAACCTTTCAAGAATGGCGCAGTTCGATTGCGGACTATGTTCGCGCTGACTATTGTGAATATCCCCTGCGCTTTTGTTTGGAGATGTTGGGTTGGGCAATATCAATTGGGTGTAGCGTGACCTATGCTATCACAGTGCCCAACTTGCCATTCGTTCCGCTGTATGCGGCATTCATTTCAGGATGTTTGATCATGGCCTGGTGTGCATACACTCGAGGCAGTTTTGGCATACTAGGTAACTATTTGATCTTGAGCGTGATTGATTCAACTGGATTGATAAAACTTCTAATTCAGGGCAATGGCTAATGGATGATCATACCTGGAATACACAATGGAGTAGTGCTGAACACTATTGTATTAAACAGATAAAAGATCTTGACCGTAAAGTAAAACTAAAGCACTCAGATCTATCTATTCAAGGATATATTGTTGATGCAGTTCCTACCGATCGTATCCAAAAACTGTGCCAACAATACAGGCATGTGTATATTATTTCTGAGCAGTCAGGAGTTACTGTACCGGAAAACTGTACAGTGTATACCATATCCAACTCATTCTACGGTACCTACTATGTAGATAATTTGAATCAGGATTCCAAAATCGTTCGAGACTATAACTGTTTTATGCATCGATTTGACGTGGCTCGACAAAATTGGTTTTATATTTTTTATGAGCGTGATTGGTTAGATCTTGGACATGTATCATTTAATATTGATTTGCGCAAGGGAATGTGGTATCCTGCTGAAACATCCAAAGAGGTGTTTGATTACTATCACAAAAGGTTTTTAAACAGTTACGACTATTTGTATTCATCTGTAGAAAAAATTGTGCCTTACAAAAACTTTATAGACACGCACAATCAATTTGAAAGAGTGTTGGAAACAAAATTTAGCATAGTTGTAGAGCCTTATTACGAACGCCCAGATTCTGTTTGTTTCAGTGAAAAAACCATGCGTGTGTTACAGTTACCAAGGCCTTGGGTACTATTTGGTGCCACTGGATCAGTTGATCGATTGAGAAACATGGGCTTTGATGTTTTTGATGATTTTGTGGATCACAGTTATGATATGTTAGACACTGAGCAATCTTATGTTCAACGACAAGATGCTATGATTTTTGAAATCGAAAAATTGTTGCAATTGGAAGCAACATCTGCTATAATAGATGTCTGGAAACAAAAAGCAAAACACAATAGAGATATTTTGAAAGCATGGTCACAGAACTGGCAATCAGATTTTTTAGCACTATTAGATAACGTTTATTGTGATGTAATAAAATCGGATGCTAAGTAATAAAGAATCGTTCACTTTACGAACATGAATCATGGCCTACCAGCCACAAATGGAGACAGATGAGTTATATTGACGCACTTTTTGATCGTGAGCACGATCGCATTCACGTGGTAGAACGCCAAAACGGCGAACGAAAGTACACGGAGTATCCTGCCAACTACATATTTTATTATGACGACCCACGTGGTAAATTCCAAAGTATCTATGGCACACCCGTCGCAAGATTTTCTACACGCAACAACAAAGAGTTCCGCAAAGAGGTCCGCGTTCACAGCCATAAGCCGCTTTATGAATCAGATATCAATCCAATCTTTAGATGCCTGGAAGAAAACTACAAGAACCAAGATGCGCCTGAACTTCACACAGCGTTTTTTGACATTGAGGTGGCATTTGATAAAGATCGCGGCTTCTCACCAGTATCGGATCCTTTTAATCCCATTACTGCGATCTCGGTCTATCTAGACTGGCTGAATCAACTGATCACACTGGCAGTACCACCACGTGGCATGACCTGGGCCACAGCACAGGATCTTGTGGCTGACTTTGAGAACACTATATTGTTCGAAGATGAATCAGAAATGATCAAGACCTTCCTGGATCTAATTGAAGATGCAGACATTTTAACTGGTTGGAACTCAGAAGGCTATGACATTCCTTACACCATCAACAGAGCCACACGAGTGTTATCAAAAGATGACACAAGACGGTTTTGTTTGTGGAACCAATTGCCCAAGAAGCGCATGTTTGAACGCTTTGGTGCTGAAAACGAAACTTATGACTTGATTGGTCGTGTGCATATGGACTATATGCAACTGTATCGCAAGTACACATATGAAGAACGTCATTCATACTCACTAGATGCTATTTCTGAATACGAACTAGGTGAACGTAAAACACAGTTTGAAGGCACACTAGATCAATTATACAATCAACACTTTCGGACTTTTATTGAATACAATCGTCAAGATACTATGCTTATCGCCAAACTGGACAAGAAACTGAGATTCTTGGACTTGGCTAATGAATTGGCTCACGCCAATACTGTGCTACTGCAAACCACAATGGGCGCGGTGGCTGTAACTGAACAGGCAATTATTAATGAAGCACATGAACGTGGCATGGTTGTGCCCAACCGCAAACAGCGACTCACAGACGAAGACACCCAAGCGGCAGGTGCCTATGTTGCTTATCCCAAAAAAGGTGTGCATGAGTGGATCGGCAGTGTTGACATCAACAGTCTCTATCCCTCGGCTATTCGTGCGCTCAACATGGGGCCAGAAACAATCATAGGACAACTACGACCCATCATGACTGACCGGTTGATTGCCGAACGCATGGCCAAAGGCGACTCATTTGCGTCTGCATGGGAAGGCGTGTTTGCCAGTTTAGAATATACCTCAGTGTTGAATCAAGAGCGTGGCACAGAGATCACTATAGACTGGCAGTCAGGTGAGGAGACTGTGCATTCGGGTGCTGAGATATGGCACATGATGTTTGACTCAAACCAACCTTGGATACTCAGTGCTAATGGTACTATCTTTACCTACGAAAAGAAAGGTATCATCCCCGGCTTGCTGGAACGCTGGTATAGTGAGCGTAAAGACTTACAGGCTCGGAAGAAGGATGCAAAAGATGCCAAAGAAATTGCTTTTTGGGACAAGCGACAACTGGTTAAAAAGATTAATCTCAACAGTCTCTACGGGGCTATTCTTAACCCGGGCTGTAGGTTCTTTGACAAACGTATTGGACAGTCAACAACACTTACTGGTCGT